TCCCATATAGTACAGTTCGTAAAAGTTAATCCTAACTGGGTGTGTTATCCTCTTCTGTTTCGTCTTCTGGCTCTTCCGTGCTTTCGCTCTTGTTTGTATCTGCCATCTTGGATAAAAATTCTCCTGTACCAACTGCTGTTAAAATACGACCAGCCATCTTCTTTGTGATAAACTCGCGTTTCTTATCTGTAGTATCGTTTTGAATATCAATGCCCTCGTTGATAAATTCCTTACACGTTTCAATGAGCGCGTTAAGGTCTGGCTCGCCATCCTTTGGGTAGATTTTATCAATCCATTCTCTCTGTGAGCCAAAAGTGGCTTGTAATCTTGCCGCAACATTTAAGTTGTAAGCAAGTGGGTAAGTTTCTCCTAATGCTTTTATCGTCTCGTACTCCTTGGTGTTATCTCCTATCATAATAAATACCTCCTAAAAAAGAGAGGGTCAATGCCCTCTCTATATATTTATTGGTGTGTCCTCTTCGGTATCGAGGACAGTGTTAGGGTGTTGCCTGTGTAAATAAAGCTTCCAGCGCTTCAACAGCTGCTGCTTTCGTAGCAAAATCTTTCACGATTCTATACACCGTCTTTGTAGCTGAATCTACTGTTCTGTCAATAGTGTAAATTGTTGCTTCCACTGATGGAGTTACGTATTCAATTTTATCCTCTTTGGTTTTAGCTTCTGTGTCAAAGTCTGAAAGAACTACTTTAGGATAAAACTTAACACGGTATGGGTTAGTGCCACTTTTCTTAACAATATAGCCTACTCCAATAGCGACTGGTGTGTCATCAATTGAAGATACTACTCCATCTGTTGAGTCTGTAGTCTGACCAAGCAGCGGTGCGAAAATTGTTAGATCATCATCGTCAACAGTCATTGTCAATTTACCACTGACAAATGTCTTATCTTCTTCCTGTAATACGTCATCTGCATACAACTTACCATCTGCGTAAGTAATATCAGCCTTAACGTTAATAGCTCCTGCTAATTTCGCTGGCTCTGCAGAATACGTTGAGCCTGTTGTGCTAAGTGGAGCGTACATAAGTTTACTTAAGCCTTTATTAGCCATTTGTAAATCCTCTCTTTCTATTCTTCAAATTCTGTGGACATAACAATATGTCTCATGTGCGTTTCTTTTTCATAAAGTACCGTGAATGACGGATATGTGAAGCCTGCAGTCTGCAATGCGGTACGCATACTTGCTAGCGTGCTGTCAAACTGCCTTGTTTCCGATATGAACCAATGTATTTGTAAGGTTGATATAACCTCTCCTGGTTCATCGTCTGCGAAGTTGCTTCCTCGATTGTCTGCGTAATTCCAAACGATGTAATTCTCGCTAACTTGGTCATCGTTGCCTATCGAGTCATTCACATCTCGGAATATCCCACCCAAACCTAACCCAGAAAAAGCGGTAACAATTCTATCGTGCATTAGTCATTCACCTCTCGACTATATACTTCTTGCATCACTTCGGCTACTTCCTTTTCGCTGTCCTTGTTGGCACTTTCCAAAAATGGTGTAGCCTGTTGATGTGAGTTGCCGTATTGGAGTTCCATTGCTTTAAGACCGTTTCTTGTGCCCTTATCGTCTTTACCGTCAAAGGTTACATTAGCAATCCACGCTCCAGTCTTTGCCTTTTTAGGCTTCTTAATCTTGACCGACTTAACAAGTGAGCCTGTACTAGTGTCTTTGTGCCTTATGACCCGATTGATATTTGCCTTAATTGCCTTAACATAAATAGGTGATGCTTCGATGAGCATCTTTGGAGCAACGTCATCGATATTAATAAGGTTATCAAGTTGTTTCTGCAATTCTGATGGAATGTTAACATCAAATCTAGACATCACTTCACCTCACTACACGTCAACTCAATCGTATATTCATCAGTGACGTAAGTTCTTACTACTCTGTACGGTTTACTGTTGTACTCTAGTTGAGGATGATCATCGTACTCGTCAACATTGACAGCGACAACTATATCAACCCTTTGCCCGCTCTTTAGCGCTTCGTAAAACTCTCGTCCCATAACTGACTTAATAGATGCAAAGACATCTGTTCTTTCTGGTTGTCCTGCTACTCTGATACCGTCTGTATATGTTGCAGTCGGTTTAATTAGTGTTACTACCTCATTCGGTGCCTTCATCATCGTCATCACCGCCTGTATAATCACTGCACAAAGTCAGAGACATAACAAAATGGTCATAGGCATCTTTGAACCGTTCGCCTTGACCATTGAAGTTGTACTCGGACTTTAGATAAAGCTCTATAGCCTTTTGTATCATTACATTGTCTGTTGTGTCAGTGCATAAAGTATCATCAACACCTGCTCGTTGTAAATCGAGCAGGCATACATTGATGTTGAACTGTATATCATCATTAAGCGCTGAATGAGTTATGCGCAATGCCTTTTTAACTTGTGCTAAAAGTGCTGCTTGTGTCATAATCTCTCACCGCCTTAATCTCCGACTGTAACTGTAAATGTTACCGTCTCGTCATCTGACATTGTTACTGTGAACTCTTGCGCACCGTTATCTAATGTTTCTAAGTAGGCTTTCTTAACCGTGATTGTAAGACCACCACTCACTGACCAATTAACACCGTTGTTTTTCGATACAGTTTCACCGCCAAGCGTTAACGTGTCAACAGTGCTAGCGCTGTTTGTTGTAACAGCCACAACAACGTCAGCATTTGCATCATCACCAGATGTTTTGCTGAACGTTGCCGCGCTAGGTGTAGCTGTTACTATGCGTTTTTTACTACAACTTTAACGAGTGAGTTAATGTCGATAGCTTTACCATCAACGAGCATGATTGCTTTTCTCATCTCATCATCGGTTGCTTCATCGGTGTACTTCTTCATTGATACGTTTAAGTTCGTGTTGAGCATATAATCTTCTAGTCTAAAGATAAATGCAAATGTTGTGTCTGCGGAAACGCTAGTTGAAAATGCTGGTACGTTCTCACAGAATACAACCTCTCTTCCTAACAGATTGTATGATGGCTTACCATCAATGCCTACGCTTGTACGTGCGATAGGCTGTCCCTGCGAATCAACCATACCTACGAATTTCTCCATGTAGGTTTTCTTTTTCATCAACCAAACAGCGCTATCGTAACCTTCTGGAAGTGCACCCTCTGCTGAACATATTGTTGCATATGTTGGAGAGTTACCTTCTGTGATTTCGATAGTCTGACCTGATGGTGCTGTCTCTGTCAAAATACCTGTAGGCTGGTTGTTAGCTGAACCAGTTCCGTTAATGATAGCTGATTCAATCGCTTTCACCATAGCTTCTGAAATATTGTTGATGATTGTTTTCTCGAAAATATCGAGTGTAACATTGTCTACTGCGATTGACACAGCCACTACGCAACGAAGTTTGTAGTATGAGAATGTAACCGAACCTGTTGTTTTCTCTTGCTTATCAGTTGTTCCACTCTCTGTTGTCCATGTTGCTGTTGGTTTTGCGCTAGATGTAGGTACGGTCACTCCACCTTTGAAGTATGTCTTTGTAACACGGCTGTAGATATGTCCTACACTTTCCATCTTCTCAATAATTTTGTCGAGTACGGTCGTAGGAATAACAGCACCTACTTCTGATGCAACTGTTGTAGCATCTGCGTTCATGAACTGTTCAGGCATTCTCTCACCTTTAAGGACGTAGTTCATAAATGCCTTTCTGTGGTCAATCTCTGAATTATCAATGCTATCCTCTACAGATTTGATAATTCCGTCTTTTGCTTTGTTGGAAATTACGTTAGGTGATGATACTGATGTACGTAATGCTTCCATGTCTGCTTGTGCCTGTGCGAACGCTGTATAGTCGCTGTCTAATTTATGTACCTCGTCAACCTTTGCGCTATACTCGTCCATCTTGCCATCTGTAGCTAAACCCTCTGCTTCATCAAGCAATGTGTCTCTCTGTGCTTTGTAATCTTCGAAATTCTTAAACATTCGGAATTTCCCCTTTCATTCTTAAAATTTGAATTTGTTTCTGTGCAACTAAAAAGGAAGCCTTATCCTTGCCAGATAGCTTCCCATCGTTCGCCATGTCTCTTATCTTCTTTTTTGCATCATCTGATAAGATAGTGGCATATGAATTATTTATTTGGAACGAGCTTTGCTCGATTTCCCCAGTTACTTCATCAATAAATCCTTGCTCTTTTGCTTCTTTTGATGACATCCATGTTTCAAAGTCCATCATCTTTAGCAATTCTTTCTCTGTCTTTCCTGTGCGCTGTTGGTATACCTCGCTTATTGCTTTGTTACACACTTTAAGCACCTGTGCTTCTTTTTCATGTGCGTTATAATCACCGGAACAACCACTTGATACATTATGTATCATATACATTGCACCTGGTACAGCTTGTATGTGATCACCAGCACAAGCTATCATAGTAGCAGCACTCGCACATACACCAGCAATTTCAACAGTTGTTTTTCCTTTATAGTTCTTGATACTTCGGTATATATTTGACCCGGCGAACACCGAACCACCACCAGAGTTTATAAATATCGTTACATCTTCTCCGTTGGCTTCTTCGAGTGCCTTGTCAACGTCCTTTGGTGCTGTCGCTTGTATATCGCACCATTCGTATATCCACTTATCATCATTATCTACTATTGTTCCAACTACGTTTATTTCTTTCATTATTCTTCACCGCTTTCTAGTAATGTTCCTGTATCTTTTCTCAGCAATGCTACATCACCACCCTCTATAGGTGCGAGGTTTAGATATGACCTAACCTCGTTTGGTGTCATAATTCCTCGGTCAACGTATTGTACTAGGTTCAATTTCGTTTGCATTGACGCATACTCTAGGTTGCTCGCTTCGAACATGATTCTGTTCCCGAACCCTCGTTCTCTTCTCGAAAAAACCTTACGTGTGTACTCGTTCGCCATCTGGACTACGTCTGGCTCTATCTGCGCTTCGTAATAGCTTATCCATTCATCTTCTGTGAAACTAGACGATACAATATTTGCATTTGTATTAAAAAACCGATATATGCGCTCTATTGATTTATCCATCTGCAAAGCATTAGGCACATAGTCTTTTGGCTCAATCTGTTGTGCATCTACCTTTGCATCAACACCAGCTACACCACTTCCATTTGTCACGTTAAGGAACTGTGAAGCAAACTTTTCAACTTGTTTTTCCACATCATCTGGTCGAGATGTCCCGACTATCTTTAACAGCCACCGAATGACTGCTCCATTTTTTATCGCCTTGACAATGCCTTGGTCGATAGTTTTTACAACTGTCATCACGTCAGACAATGCTTGTGCTGGTGAATCTCCGAATATCTCATTCTCATAGAAGTCGTTTCGCAAGTGGATAATCTCTGTGTATGGAAACGTATCCGTCTTTCCGTTGTCGTATGTAAAGCGTAAGTACAATTTCCCAGATTTATCAAACAACGCTTCTACGCTTCCAGCTGGGATTGGGTACATTTTGCACGGCACATTGAATTGGTCACGCATAATTAATATAAATGCGTTGCTGTTTAACATAAGTTGTGTTGCTATTTTCTCTTGCATTACTTGCCCTGACATATATTCGTTTGGTTCTTCGAGCAAGAGTCTCATATATACTTGTTTGTTTGTGTCAATGTGATGTCCATTTTCATCGTCATATTCACGTATGTGCTTAGCGACTAGTTTTCCTATCGCTTTTGCCTTTGGTCTTATACACGCTCGTACAATGTCTGACTTGTATAGCTTTCCATCGAACGCATAAAAGCCGTTCCCATGTTCGGTCATCATTCGTATTTGTGCGTGTTCACTAACATTACTTGGTCTCAAGCGATTGCTTATATTGGATATTAGACCCATCGTCTTTCTCCTTTCTTAAAGTACGGATAAATATTCTTCTAGGTTATTCTCGTAGCACGTATAAGCGTCTAGCAGTCCTGCCAGTCCATCAATACGTTTATTCTGCTGTCTACCCTTACTAGGCTGGATATTGTCATTCTTGTCAATGTCAACACTCGTATTTGATATGCACCATTTAAGGATTGGGTTGTTATCGTAGATTACGTGTTTAGCAATCAATTCTGCTTTAAGTGCTTTCATCGGAGCAGACAGAGTCTTTTTCCCTTGGATGATTGGTTCAGGAACAAATTCACCAAATGTTGCTTTCATTTCTTCGACCATATACGCAGCACTCCACGAATCATAACCACATTTATACAGATATATGTCATCTACTTCTTGCACTTCTAAAAACCAATCAACAATGTCTTGGTATCTGATTCTGTTACCTGGGCAAGTCCTTAGCCATCCATTGTCTCGCCACTTATCATACGGTACCTTATCTGCTGCAACTCGTTCTTCCAATAAGTCCTCTGGAATCCAGTACATTTGTTTGACGTATATATTTTGGTCGTCTGGTACTTTGAATATTACTGTTGCATTTGTTAAGTCGGTGGTTGTTGATAGGTCAAATCCTCCAATCCCATATCTAGGCTTTAGTTCCTTGATGTCGTAAGTGGTCTCGTTGTTGATGTCTGTCCAATTCATCCACGCTTCGGATGATGTTTCTCGGATATTAAACTGCTTACATACTAGGTTCTTAACAAGGTCGGGGTTTTCAATAGCTTTCTTGACGTTATCTCTCAATGTCTGCAAGTTCTTGATTGTTCCTAACCCCGGATTAGCTTTGTACCAGCACTTCTCCTTAACCCATTCAGAACGTTCATCCAGTTCATAGATGAATGGGAAGAAATGTGGGTCAGTATATGTTTCCTTTGAAAACAAGCTGTTAATCTGCAAAACAGCTTCGTTATACTTGATGTCGTAAATATCTTCTCTGACTGTTCCAGCGGTAGACGTTATGTAAACAAGTGATTGCGTTCTAGCAGCTACACCATCGGCCATAATGTCATATAGTCTCTTGCCATCTTTCCACTGGTGGATTTCGTCCATAAGAACGCAATGAACATTCAATCCGTCAAGAGTGTCACTATCTGATGCGAGTGGCTTAAAGGTTCCGTTGTTAAAGGCTTCGCTCGACAGCTCTCCAACAAGTGGCTTAGTGCGCTTCTTAAGCATTGGTGATTTGCTCACCATTCGCTTAGCTTCCATCCAAATAATTTTTGCTTGGTCTTTCTTTGTGGCTACCGAATAAACTTCTGGCCCTGGTTCGCCATCGCACAACAGCATATACAGTCCAACGATTGACGCTAGCAACGATTTACCGTTTTTCTTGCCAACGATTAGCACAGATTCTCTACACTGACGATTACCGTCTTTATCTACAAACCCGAATACTGCTGCCAAATGTGCTTTTTCCCATAACTCCAATTTGACAAGCTCGGTTGAGCCTTTCGACAAGTGGCAGAAGTTCTCTGCGAACTCTATGACGTGATTTGCCCTCGCTGGCTCGTAGTGAAACTCCTTTGGATTCTTAATCTCGTCAACCAGATAGGCATAAAAAAACCGTATCTTCTTAGACACGGTAACTTTGTTCTTTTTGATTAGGTCGTAGTACTCTAATATTGGGTTGTAGTCCTCTTTATACTTAATCAAGTTAACGCACCCCTTTTGCGAACTCTTCAAATTCATCATCTGGACTTTTCTCAGCCTTTTTATCTTGCCTGATCAAGTCGGTCAGCTGCTTAATGCTCTTTTGATATGATGTTGTCATTGCATTATACAAGTCAACAATTGGTCTCTTTCGTTCGTATGGTGGAACAGCTTTTGATTGCTGAAACATTTCTGTTAATCCATTAATTTTAATGTCATCTTCCATATCCTCTAAGTTGACACGATAAAATGCACTTCGCTCAATCAACCCTTGGACGATATTCTTCTGCCTGTCCTCTATGGCAGTAAATTGTTTTTGCAGCCTATCAATCTCCATCCTAATTCTCGCATCTTTTGACATCTTCACGTTATCCATCGTATATATCACTTCCTTGCTATAAAAAGGGGTATCTAGAAACAGTCCTGCGTATTACATCATTC